CACGACGGTCTCGACCTCGGGCGGCTACCTCGTGGCAGACACCTTCGGTGCCAGTGCCTCGACCGGCATGACCTACCCCAAGATGGTCGAAGCATGGCGTGTCATGCGGCATGCCCAGGTCGATCTCGACGCGGAGGCCCCCTGCCTGTTGATCTCTTCGCAGCAGGAGGCCGACCTCAAGAAGCAGCAGGAAGTCATCAGCAAGGAGTACAACGAGAACGCCGTCATTGAGAGCGGGCGCGTTACCCGGCTCGGCGGCTTTGACCTCGTGGTTTCCGAGCGGCTGAACACCAGTTCCTCGAACAGCCTGCGCAACTGTCTCGCGTTCGTTTCCAGTGGCCTCCACCTCGGCATCTGGCGCGACATGGGCATCAAGATCGACAATCGTGTTGATCTGACCAGCCAGCCTTGGCAGCTATACGCCATGCTGTCGGCCGGCGCGACGCGCACGCAGTTGTTCAAGGTCGTCCAGATCAACGCCGCCGACACCACCGGCTTCGATCCGACTGCCCCGTAATCGGGTTGAGCGCCTTCGGGCGCTCCCCTTTCTCTTTGTGAGGAACAACCTATGACGACAACTGCTCCTACCGCCCCGACGACCGCGACCAAGACGACGGTAATCACCAACCTCGATGCTCTCCCGGCAGTCCGTCCCACTGCGGGCCAGGGCGGCGCCACCGTCGTCTACCGCAGTGTGGGCGTCGGCACGATCGCGATCAACCAGGCTACCTCGGCGCTCAGTCGGCTTGTCCGCATCCCCTCGAACGCCATCGTTCAGAGCGTCAAGATCGTTCTGGACGCCGCGCCCTCGACCTCGCTGGTCGGCAACTTCGGCCTCTGGTTCTCTGACGCCAACGATGGCACCAGCGCGGCCAATCAAGGCAACCTGACCGCGATCAGTTCGGCGTTCTTTGCGGACACGATCACGATCACGACGTTCAATGTCGGCGTGACCACGCCATTTGCCCCGGTGGACATTACCTTCGGCAACAGCGGTGGCACCAACTACGACGGCGTGTATCTGCCCTCGCAGGCAATCAACCCGATCTGGCAGGCGGTCTACAATTCGCTGGTCGGCCTGACCACGAACGCGGCCGGTGCCTTCACCACCGCCTCGGGTCAGCACTACATCCCCGGCGGCGCGTCCACGATGGGCGACCCCGGCGGGTTCTTCGACATTTGCTTCCAGGCGACCTCGACGGGCGTGAATACGTCCGCGGTCAAAATCCTGTGCATCGTCGATCACATGATCCTCGGCCAGTAAGGAAACCTGACAATGGCATCCCCTTCGCTTTTCGGTCCTTCTGGCGCTCTCATCGGCACGACGCAGAGCCCCGGAGCGGTTTCCAACAACCTCGGCAGCACGACCGCGGCCGGGTTCAGTCGCGAAGGGGGCATGCTCATGGCGCCCTCGCGCGGCCAGTACGGCTCTCTCACGCAGAACGGCAATGTGTTCTTCGCGTCGTCGCCGCTCGCCGGCTCGGTTGTGCCGCTGTCAGCCACCAACCAGGTCGTCAAGTTCGCTCTGTGGAACCCGGCGGGTTCCGGCAAGGTCGTCGAACTCATTAAGTTCTCGTGGCAACAGTACGGCACCGGCACCGAGATCGTCACCCAGCTTGGGCTCGCGTTCCAGGCGAAGGTCTCGACCACCGGCGTTCCTTCCGCGCAGACCACGCAGGCAGTTGGCGGCCCCTACAACGCTCTGATCGGCAGCGGCGTCGCCTCGGTCTGCTCGTTCTGGACCGTGATGACGATGGCAAACCCGGCGATCGGCGCGAACTATCAGCACATGTGGCTGATGAACACCGTCCTCGCCACGACTGTCACCGACCAGAGCAAGGTCATCAACTTCGATGGCTCGGTCATCATGCCCCCGGACACGATCGTTACGCCGGTTGCCGCGCTGACCGGCACCGAAATCGAGGCGTGCATGACCCTCATGTGGGCCGAGTACCCCGTCTAAAGGAGTAGCCTATGGCGTCCTATTACATGTCGGTCACGTCCGACTACGACGCGATCTCGAAAGACCCCGACAACGTGGGTACATCCACCTCCGCGGCCGACAAGATCGAACTGCGCATGGACCAGACCAACACGCAGCGCCAGGTGCTCAACGCCCTGGAGCGGTTCGAGCGGTGGATCATCCAGAACGGGCTCAACGGCGTGGGGGCCAACCTGCCGGCCAATCGGGGCTGACGGTGGCCGGCATCCCCGAAGGGGTTACTGCGTCTTTCTCGAACGTGCGGGCGAATACCAGCACCGCCACGTTCGACATGCCGAAGGCGTTTGTCGTCATCACCTTCAACCCGGTGGACGTGAACTACCCCGGAACGCTGACCCTGTACGACAGCGGGAACAACGTCATTCTGACGATGCTTCGCAGTGGGCACACCTCCTATCAGGTGCCCCTCGGCGGCGCGTCTTACTACTTCTCCTCGACCGCTGACATCGCCAGCGTCGCGATGACAATCCCCAATGGCATGAGGTAGCCGATGGCCGCATCAGCAGTCTATGTGAGCCTCACCCATATCTCGCTTGACCACTCGGCGAGCCGGGAGAGCTTCGTTTTTACCAACATCAGCGCAACTACCGCGGCGTTCAATCTCATGGGGGGTCGCTACGGCATCGTCTGCATGGCTACCGGCTTCGGCACTGTGACCCTCCAGGTACTCGCGGGCGACAATTCTACCTACCTTACCGCTGCGACCGCTATCTCAGCCAATGGCGTCGCGCTCGTTGATCTGCCCGCGGGCACCTACAAGTTCGCAATCGCGTAGGAGATAGTTCATGGCGGGCTTTGGAATAGGGAATGATGTATCAAGCGCCAACGCGCTCTTGGACATCATCGCCGACCCGGCGAAGGCGCTGCAAGCACGGGCTGAACTCAACCAAGCGCGCGACGAAGCTACTGCTGCCACCGTTGCACTCGACGAAAAGCGCAGTGCTATTGAAGCTGACCGCGCTTCGGTTGACGCGGACCTTTTGACACTCTCGACTGCCAAAGCCGACCTCATCAAGACGGCGAAGGACTACGAGACCCGTTCCGCGCAGCTTGCGGCACAAGCTGAAAAGCTCAAGGCGCAGGCCGCAGCGCAAGCGACGGTAGCAAAAGACCAGACTGCCTACGAAAAGACCCTTGCCGCACGAGACGCCGCGGCTACTGTGAAAGAAGGCGAACTGTTCGCCAGGGAAAAGAACGTCGAAATTCGGGAAGCCGCATTGGTGAATAGCCGGCGCGTGCTCGCGGAGGCAGTTCAACAGGCTGGCGTCTCGTGAGCGATCTCCCGCCCGATGTTGTGACTGTCAATCTCCGTTTCGGGGTGATGACGACGCTCGGCCTTTACCAAGACACGCTCAGCTTTTCCGAGGACGAATGGGCGAAGCGTGACCCTGACGCAATCGCAAAGGAGAAGCAGCAGCTTGCCGATGCCTGGGTAGCGTTCCGCGCCCCACAGATCGCCGAGGAGCAGGCGCTTGCTACGCAGGCGGGTATCGACGCCAAGATCGCCGAATACCAGCAGCAGATAGCGGACCTACAGATGGCCGTAGTTGACCTCCAAGCGACAGCGACAGCGACGGCGGTGGCGGCGGCCCCCCTCTCGGTTGCCTAGCAATGGCGGCTCGCTTCTGGACGGGGGGGACCGGGAATTGGGACGGCACAACGGCTTCATCGGCTCACTGGGGTACAGGGACCGGGGGAACTGGAGCGCCCGCGTCAGGGCCGGGGGTAAACGACACAGCGACTTTTGATGGAAGCCGACCGGGTTTCTGTCGGCTACCTTCCCCAGCGGCACGATCGCGAACACGACCAATATCACGGCCGGCACGATCACGAGTGCGGGCAGTGTGACGGGCGCAGTCGGGTCCGTTACCAGTGTGGTCAGCGCGAACGTGACGAAAGTGAATAGCATCACTGTGAACGGTGCCGGGACCACTCTCAGCCCGTGGGGGCCATAGATGGCTGACGCTTGGGGAGGTTCATGGGGCGTTTCGTGGGGCGTTTCGTGGGGGCAGTCGGCTCCTTCTGCGAACACGACCTTCAATACACTCGATACTACCGTCGCCACCGAGTTTGAGGTGGAGACGGGAACGGGCACCGACTTCGACACCCATTAGGAACAGAGTATGGCCTTCACAACTCCTGTAGATGTGGTGAACCGCGGCCTCCAGCACCTCGGCGTGCCGCGGATCACAACCCTCACCGACAGCAGCAAGCCGGCCCGCGAGGCGAACTTCGTCTTTGACAAGGTGCGCCGCTCGGAGTTGCAGCGCAGCGTGTGGACGTTCGCCGTCCGCCACGCCGTGATGCGCAAGATCGTCTCGACCACTGACAACGTGACCTTTGCCACATGGGCAATCGGCACCACCTACGCGGTGGGCGACATCATCGCAGACAGTGCCGGGTATTTGTGGATGTCTGTGCGCGCGACCAACCTTGCCCAGGTGCAGGGTGCGGGCGGGATCAACCCGTACTGGATACCCTACTTCGGCCCCACCACCGCACAGGTCTATTCCGCCTCGGTCAACTACTACCCCGGCGACATCATCTACACCAGCAGCGTCGTCTACATCGCTGTCGCGGCCAGCTTGAACCAGGCGCAGGCGGCTAACACTGCCTACTGGCACGTCATCGCCGGGGCGACCATCGCGGCCAACACGACGACCACCATTTCCCCGATCGGGTACAAGCCGGACGGGTCCGCCGTCCGCGGCATCTACCGCCTGCCGGCCAACTTCCTGCGCATGGCTGCGCAAGACCCCAAGAGCGCCGCCGGGGTGCAACTCAACGTCACCGCGGCGATGCGGTACAACGACTGGGAGGTCGAAGCCGGCCACCTGATGACGAACGATACGGACGGCTTTATCATGCGGTTCGTCGCCGACCAGACCGATATGACGGTCATGGACGACCTGTTCTGCGAGGTATGGGCCGCGCGGATCGCCATCGCACTGTGTGACACCCTCACGCAGAGCACCGAGCGGCTGAACAATGTCCGCGCGCTCTACACCGGCTACATCAACATGGCGAAGTTCGTCAACGAGATCGAAGGGGGCTCGTCCGAGGACGACCCGACCGAGACAGACGTGCCGCAGCAGCAAGGCGCGACAGCACCGCGGGGCCGGTAAATGTCGGCCTTTACGCTGCCGATCGACATCATCAACCGCGCGCTCCAGCTTGCGCGGCAGCCCCGCATAACCACCCTCGCCGACCACAGCGAGCAGGCGCTCGAAACCGTATTCACTTACGACAAGCTGCGCGAGAGCGAACTGACCACGAACTTCTGGCGCTTCGCCACCAAGCGTGCGGTCCTCCGCGCCATCGGCATCGACACGGTGACGTGGGTGCCCGCTACGTGGGTCTCGGGCACAACCTACGCCTCCGGGGCCATTGTCTCCTACACCCCTCCCACCGGGCTCTATGCGGGCGAGACGTTCTATTGGCAGACCCGCGCGGCGAAGACCGCGGCAACGGTCTCCCCCGAACTCGACCCCGACTACAACCGCTACTGTGGTGCGTTGGCGCTCGACCTCTACAATACAGGGACCACCGGCCTCACCACCACAGCGTATCAGCAAGGCGAGATCGTCCTTGTTCCGGCTGCCTATGCAGGTGGCACGACCTATGCCATCAATAACGTGGTCCGCTCAGGAGCCATCTGGTACGTCTCCCTGACGGCCGGCAACATCGGCAACGCCGTCACTGACACGACCAACTGGGTTCCGTGGACGAGCCTCGGCCGCAGCGCGAGCAGCTACGGCGTGACCGCCTCCGGCAGCCCGATCCCGCTCACCTATCCCGGTGCCATCAAAATCTACGCCTCGATGTATGCGAACAACGAGGACAACCCGGTGTCGGCTACCGGGAACTGGCTTGATGTGACGGGGGCCAGCACCACCCCGCTCCAGATCATGTGGCCGGTCGGTGCCGGGCCTTCGCATGATCTTGCAAGCTCCAATGTGTATGCTCTGCCCAACGCTTTTCTGCGGCGCGCGCCGACCGATCCCAAGGCCGGGCTCTATTCCTACCTTGGCTCGACTTCGGGTGCGTCCCCGGAAGATTGGACCCTGGAGGACAAATATCTCGTCAGCCATGCCCCCGGCCCCTTGATGATGCGGTTTATCGCGAGCGTCGTGGACGTGTCCGCGATGGACCCGCTGTTCTGCGAAATGCTCGCCGCGCAGATCGCCGAGGAGACGACTGCTTCATTCAAGACCCTCGATCCTAAGCTCCTGCCGCAACTCATGGCGTCGATCTCTCGCAAGTACAAGAGCGACCGCCGCCGGGCGGTTCTCACCAACGCAATTGAGATCGGCCCGACCAGCATGTTCGAGAATAGGTACGTCACGGTGCGTGCCTGATGGGTGCCTCCAACCCGACGCAGTACACCTTTCAGCAGGGGGAAGTTTCCCCGTGGGCACAAGGCCGCATTGATCTGCCAACCTACCGGCAGTCGATGAACCTGTGCCTCAACTCCTTCCCCACCGAGGAGGGCGCGTGGACCCGCCGGCCGGGGTTCTTCGATGTCGGGTACACCTACAAGGGGTACGCCGGGATCATCCGGTCGTTCATCGCGGGCGACATCGCCACCTCCGGTGTGAACGTCGTCTACGGGCTTGAGATTACGAGCGACGGGTCGAACTCATGGCTCCGGGTGTGGGAGCCGACCGCCAACGGCTACTCTGGCCTCCTCTGCGATGCCGCGGCCGGCACCATTACCAGCTTCTCGGGAGCGACCCCGACGCTGATGACGATGAGCTCCGCGCAGAACTGGTCAACCGGCGACACGATCATCATCACCAACAACACAGGGACGGGGGCGAGCGCCGCCACCGTGCGCAACCGGCAACTCATCGTCACGAAAGTCTCGACCACCACCTTCACCCTCGCCGACGCGGTGACGGGAACCGATATAGTCGGCAGCGGTATGAGCTACACGACGACCACGGCAAGCGCGCAGCGCATCGTTGTCAAGGCCCTTCCCTACACCAGTGTCGCGGAAGTGGCGAAGCTCCGCGTCGTGCAATCCGGCATCGCTGCGCTTCTGCTGTCGAAGGGGCACGCCCCATGGTTGCTGGAGATCGTCGGCGGCGCGATCACCGTTTCAAAGGACGCGGACTTCAAGGAGGTCGATGGCCCCTATCTCGACCCCTACATCGGCACCAGCCAGACCGGCAATAAGACCGCGACGTGGACGACGACGGACGGGCTCACCTATCACCTGACGATCGGTTCGGACGGCGACGTTGGCCGCCTGTTCGACAGCACCGATGTAGGGCGCGCGATGCGACTATGGACCCAGCCGGTCGCATGGGCTGCGGGCACCTACGCCTCGGGCGATACCGTCACCTATAATGGTTCCTATTGGCGCAGCGTCGCCAGTTCCAACACCGCCGTACCGGGGCAGCCTCTCTCCGTAGCCGGCGTGCAGACGTTCCCTTGGGTGCTCGACCCCACGCTTGGCGACTGGACCGCGGGGTATATCACGGTCGTCACCAACACCACGCACATCGACGTTCTCGTGCAGGCCAACTACGTCGCGCACACGCTGCAAAACGCAAGCAGCATCATCGACACTTGGCAGATCGGCAAGTACACCACGGCCACCTACCCCGCCGTTGGCGGCTGGATCGACGGCCGGCT